TACAATGGCAAATAAAACAAAATACACAGAAATACTTTTTGACCAAATATGTCAGGAGCTGGCAGAGGGTCAATCAATCAGAGAAGTTTTAAACACTAAAGAGAGACCAGAGCGTCCAACTTGGGAGTGCTTTAGACAATGGATTAATAAATACCCAGAGCGTAGAGATAAATATACACAAGCCAAACAAGACGGTTGCGAATATCTATTAGCTAACGCTGAAGAATATATAAACAAAAGTATTAATAAATCACAGAACGAAACAGACAAGAACTTGAGACCAGACTTGGCACAGACACATTTAATCAAAGCATATTTAGATTTAGCTAAGTGGAAGAGTGAGAGAATAGCTTCAAAAGTATATGCAAAAAAGGACAATTTGAGCTTATCTGGGAACAATAAAGACCCAATTATCATTAAGTGGCAGGATTAATTATTTGTTGTTTTTTAATTAAAGCTGTTGATTTTATTGATTTGTTCGTAAGATAATTGCAAAGTTCAGACACAACGTTGCACATGCAACCTATAAGCTAAAAACCTTATTACTATTGATAACCCAGAATTATCATTAGCAACCTACGATAGAATTACTGCGCTGTTGACAAGCTATTGTCTAAAACTGGTGATAACGCACAATTATCGGAAATGCAGCATAGGTTGTATTGCGCCAGGCAGGCAAGCGTTCTTACGTTTTACAAGGCAAATAGGGGGGGTTTTATAGCGACCCTACCCCCAAAGCAATTTCCGGCGGCGTCAATATTACGTTAGAAGGTACACACATACAAACTACAAAAACCCAAATGAAAAACCCTAAATACAAAGCTCTAGTAATGGTTGACGATATGACTAATTCAGTAATAGTTATGTTCAATGGATTTGAAGATTACGAAGATGCTTGGTGCTTTAGCCAACACATTACAGAAGAACTAGAACTAGATAAGATACCAGTTGCTAAACCCATGACTGTCCATTAAGGATAGGGGGGTTTTATTTAAAAATGCCAGTATTTGAGATTCCATACAAGCCAAGAGAATTGCAAAAATTTTTGCATGATAAAATCTCTAAGCACCGATTCTCCGTATTGGTCTTGCACCGAAGAGCTGGTAAGACTGTGATGTGTATTAATCACATGATTAGAGATGCCATGTACACCAAGAAGCCAAATTCTAGGTACGCATTTATCTCTCCAACTTTTAAACAAGGTAAAGCAACAGCTTGGGATTACATTAAAACCTTTGGTGGCAAAATTCCAGGAGTTAAGTTTAACGAATCAGAATTAAGAGCTGACTTTCCAAATGGCGCAAGGATTACAATTCTTGGCGCTGAGAATGACCAAGCTCTAAGAGGTATATTTTTAGATGGTTGTATTTTAGATGAAACACAAAGTATTGCCCCAAATCTATTTCCTGAAATCATAAGACCATCTTTGGCAGATAGGAAAGGATGGTGCGTTTTTATTGGAACGCCAAAAGGTAAAAATTATTTTTTTGAATTATACCAATACGCCCAAAAGACAGAAGGTTGGTATTCATCATTACACAAAGCATCTGAAACAAAGATACTAGATGATGATGAATTAAAAGCTGCAAAGTCAATCATGTCTGATGATTTGTTTGAACAAGAATTTGAATGTTCTTTTCAAGCTGCAATAACAGGTTCTTACTATGGAGCTATTATTGAGAACTTAGAAAAGACAAATAGAGTAGTTGATAATTTATACGACAAAGCACTACCAGTTGAAACATGGTGGGATTTAGGAATGAATGATTCTACTGTGATTTGGTTTGCACAGCGACACAAAGGCGAAATAAGATTAATAGATTTTTACGAAAATGCCGGTGAAGGATTAGACCATTACGCTAATATTATTGAAAGCAAAAACTACAAGTATTCAAGACATATTGCTCCACATGATATTAAGGTTAGAGAATTAGGAGCTTATGGTAAATCAAGGTTGGAAACTGCCTTAGAATTAGGTATAGCATTTGAGGTTGCGCCAAAACTATCTTTAGAAGATGGGATTGAAGCAGTAAGAAAGTCTTTACCTAACTGTTGGTTTGACAAAAATAAATGCCATTATGGTATAGAGTGTTTAAAATCATACCAAAAGAAATGGGATGATACGAACCAATGTTTTAGGAACAGACCCATACATAATTTCGCAAGCCATGCAGCTGATGCTTTAAGAACAGGTATTGTGGGTTATGGAATTGAGATGACAAATTGGAAAAAAAAGATAGAAGTAAATACGAACTATATTGTTTAATATGAAATCAACTAAAGATAGAGACCCAAGTTCTTATATTACCATTCAAAATGAGATGTCAGATTTCTTAAGTGAGAGAGAAAAAAAATTAATTGAAGAAGGATTATACCCTGAAGAAAAACCATTTTACTTTAGAGATATACCTGAGGGTGAAGAAGGTGGTGATTTAGTTAAAAATAATAATAAAAACAAATCACAATTCTTTGCACAATATTTTAAGTCAATGAACTAATATGGCAAAATTATCAAATGAAGAAATAAGAGCAATTTTAAATTCAGAAATAAACGGAGCATTAGGTTATCTTGGTGGTCAGTTATCTGAACAAAGAAAAAAATCTCTTGAATATTATTTAGGTGAAAAACTTGGAACAGAAATAGATGGTCGTTCACAAGTAGTATCAACTGATGTTGCAGATACCATTGAAACAATATTACCAAATCTTCTACGAATTTTTACAGCATCTGACAGAACAGTTATTTGTGAACCAGTAAAAGCTGAAGATGTGCAGCTTGCTGAACAAGCAACAAATTATATTAATTATATTTTTAATAAAGATAATCCAGGATTTACAATTTTATACAATTGGTTCAAAGATGCTCTTTTAGAAAAGAACGGTATCGTTAAAGTTTATTGGGAAGATATTAAAAAAGCTGAACATGAAACTTATGAAAATTTAAACGAAGATTCTTACCAATCTATTATCAATCAAGATGATGTTGAAGTTTTAGAACATGAAGAAGAAGAAGATGAATCACAAGACGAACAAATAAAAATATTAGAACAAGTTGCAAGTCAACAGGGTCAAGTTTTAAATTTACCAAGACCAAAACTTCATCATATTAAAATTAAAAGATATTCAAATGAAGGTAGAGTTAAAATTGAAAACGTACCACCAGAAGAATTTTTAATACAAAGAAATGCTAAGACAATAGAAGATTCAAATTTTGTAGCGCATAGAACAACTAAGACTAGAACAGAATTAATACAAATGGGTTATGATGCTGAAATGATAGCATCACTCCCTCATTCACAAGAAATTATTTTTAACTCTGAAAAGCTAACTAGATATTCTGATATAGACGAATATCCTTTTGCTTCATCACCAGATGCTTCAACAGATGCCATTGACGTTTTTGAATGTTATGTAAGATTAGATTACGATGGAGATGGTCTTGCAGAATTAAGAAAGATTACTGTTGTTGGCGATAGTGCAAATGATATTTTAGAAAATGTTGAAGTAGATTCTATTCCTTTCTGTTCATTAACTCCAATCCCAATGCCACATAGATTTTATGGCAGATCGGTTTCTGAATTAGTACAAGATATTCAATTAATTAAATCTACAGTTTTAAGACAGTTGTTAGACAATATGTACCTAACAAATAATAATCGTATTGCGATTATGGATGGAATGGTAAATCTTGATGATTTACTAACGGCAAGACCAGGCGGAGTTGTAAGAACGAAACAACCACCCTCTCAAGTTATGTTGCCAATGCAAAACCAAACAATTTCTCAACAAGCATTTCCATTACTTGAATACTTAGACACAGTTAGAGAAACTAGAACTGGTGTTACAAGATACGCACAAGGATTAGATGCAGATAGTTTAAATAAAACTGCAACAGGAATTAATACTCTAATGACGCAAACGCAAATGCGTATGGAGTTAATTGCTAGAATATTTGCTGAGACTGGCGTTAAAGAATTATTTGAAAAGATTTTTGAATTAACAGTTAAATACCAAGAAGTTGAAAGAATGGTACAGTTAAATAATGTTTTTGTACCGGTGAGACCAACTGAATGGAAAGACAAATATAATATTAATATTGTAGTTGGATTAGGTTCTGGTTCTAAAGAACAACAATTAGTAATATTAAACAGTATTCTTGAAAAACAATTACAAGCATTTAATTTACAAGGCGGAAAAGAATATCCAATGGTAACGTTAAAAAATATTTATAATACGTTATCTAAGATGATTGAAAATGCTGGTCTTAAAAATACAGAGAATTATTTTGTTAACCCAGATGTGGGTATGCAGTATGTTCAACCACCTCAACCACCATCTTTAACGCCTATTGAAAAGATTGAATTTACTAGAATAGATAGTGAAAACAAACGAAAACAAGCTGATTTAGAATTACAGTTTCAAGAGTTACAAATGAATAACTCTAAAATGCAACTTGACTTTCAGACAAAAATGAAAGAATTAGAGTTAAAGTATAATACACAAATTGATGCTGCTAAATTAAAAGCAGAAGCTGACTTAACTAAGACAAGATTAAACAATGCTTCTAAAAATTTAATGGCAGCACAAAAAGCTACGCAAGAATTTGGACAACAGATACAGGAATTAAATGCAACAAACGGATCAAACGAAACTCCAATCGGAAGTTAGTAGATCAGAGAAAGCAAGATTAGGTTTATCAAATCCAATATTTGTGGAAGCGATAGAAAATTTAAAAAAATTGTACTCTCAAAGTCTGTTAAATACAGGCGTTAACGAACAAGATGCTAGAGAAAAATTATGGCTAGCATATCAAATTGTTAACAAAGTGGAACAACACTTTATTGAGATAATGGAAACTGGAAAACTTGCTAAGAGACAATTAGAAGATTTCAGAAAATCCATTGAGGGTCAAAAATTCTAATAATAAAAATTAGAATAGGTCAACCGCATTATTGCGGAACTTTAACCAAAAGGAGAAAATATGTCAGAGTTCATGGCTAACCCTGTAAAGGGAGCTTCGTCTGATGTGCAGATAGCTGCAAAATCAATTTCAGGATTGCTTAATCCGCAAACTGGAAAAGTAAGTGAAAAAAAAGCTGAGGTTACAAAACCAGAAGCTGAAAATAAACCTGAGCAAAATGCTCAAGTTCAAGAAAAACAAGACGTTACTGAAGAACCAATAAAACAGGAATCTGAAACAGATCAACCTGAGGTTCAAGAAGAAACGCAAACAGAAACCGAACAAGAGACTAGTGAAGTTTCTGAAACTGAAGTATCTGAGGAACAAACAGATGATATTCAGAAAGAACCTGATTCCACCTTTACTGTAAAAGTAGCTGGTCAAGAATTAAAGGTTACCTTAGATGAATTAAAAAGAGGTTATTCCAGAGATGCTGACTACCGTAGAAAGACAGAAGAATTATCTTTTGAAAAAAAGCAATTTATGTCTGAAGCGGATCAACAAAGGCAAGACTATTCCAAACGTTTATCGGAATTAAATCAAATCTTAGCTTTTACACAACAACAATTAAATTCAGAAGCAAGTAATGTTGATCTGAATAAATTGTATGAAGAAGATCCAGTTGAAGCTACAAAAGTAGAACGTCAACTTCGCCTTAAAAAAGAGAAGATGATAGAAGCTGCTCAGAAGTTACAACAGGAACAACAAAGACAACTTAGTTCATATGTACAAGAGCAACAAAAAATCTTGGCAGAAAAAATGCCAGAGTTTAATGATGCTCAAAAAGCTAGTACAACTAAAAATAATCTTAGAAATTTTTTAAATTCTTATGGATTTAAAGATGCTGAGATTGGACAAATCTATGACCATAGAATTGTTATGTTAGTTAACGATGCTTTAAAGTACCGTAATATGAAAAATGTAAAACCTATGTCAGCTGCGCAAGCATCTAAACCAGGTAAGTTTTTATCTTCAGGTGTGAAAAAAGATAGTGGTGATATTAACTTCCAAAAGCGTAAGGAAAAGTTGGGTCGTCTCAAAAAATCAGGCAATGTCAACGATGCCGCAAGCATCTTCTATGACATTATAACCAACAAAAAATAAAAGGAAAATAATATGGCTCAAGTATCAGGCACATATAGTAAGTACGATGCAGTTGGACTTAGAGAAGATCTTACAGATATTATCTATAATATATCTCCAACTGATACGCCTTTCATGTCAAGCATCGCAAAATCAAAAGCGACTGCTGTTAACCATGAATGGCAACTAGACTCATTAGCAGCTGCTAGTGCATCTAATGCTCAGATTGAAGGAGATGAAGTATC